GTTGTGGAAGTACCATCGTACTTTCCAGGGACATAATCTTCGTCGGACATGAAAGACATTGATAGACATGGTAGTTCGTAGTAGTCCTTAGTAGGATCATCCTCACTATCGATTAAAACGACAGGTGTTCTGATATCAACAGAATCGGGCATGGATTCGCGTATGCATTTCCAATACTCATTCGATTGATTCATAAAAACACCCTTACGTTTACGATCTGAGACGTCACGGTAATTTTCGAGTAGCTGCAAAGCTACTTCTAATTGACTGTGATTGACGGATCCAAAAGGTAACCCGAGACCACCAAGATGTCGTGGTAGTTTCCATGAACGTTGAGAATTCTTAAGCTTTGGTAACATATTCATACCAAACACCTCCAAAGTTCTATCTCTCTGCTCAGCTGTAGCTACACGTAGTAGTTCATTTAACTGATCACAGACTGGCCCCAAACCCTCCTTAGGCATAACATCCTGTTCCCTCTGGTCTAATAAGACTTTAGACTGGCCTTTCAAAAGTCCAGCATTCACTACAAAACTCTCCTTGAGAGATTGAACAACATACAGATCATCAACTTTTACCAACTTCGCCATGAAGTTAGTAGAATTAATGTTGACGAACTGACGTGTACAGTAGTTCTTTCCTGGGGATAAACTTAAACCACAACCCGCACATACCTCTTTCCATATGTCATAATGACTTTGGTTTGAGATGAACGAGATGTCGTCTCCGTTAAACAGGGGGCGAAATTCGTTTAATACATCTTTCCATTTAAGACGCTTACCATAGAATTCTTCACAACCAACCCAGAACATAGCCGCATTGACCATGTTCAAAACAGGGAAGGAAGTTGGTGAACCCATAAGCTGTCCCCAATTTTGCTGTACTTTCAATTTATAATCTTTAAAGATTTCATACTTCTCTTTGAGAAGTGGATCTTGAGACATCATAAATCTGTAGTAGAACTCAGGGAGGTCCTTGTATTCGATTTCATGCCCACCTAATGTGAGTCTGAGACACTGTATCCAGTCAACTGATAAATCAGTGTGGCTAGCTAAAGAGTCGATGAATTGCTTTGGGAGTGAAGGCTCCATGTTATCGGTAGCATTCTTGTAATCTCCTGCAACAAAAAAAGTTTTACTATAATAATTTACTCCTCTAGAAACGACGGGAGAACCATCTTCGTTAAGAAGGTTCGTCCTTTGGGATTCTGTATAGAATATGGTACCTGCATAAACTTCGTTTATGTCGGTCTCATTGTGTCGTTTACCTATAAATCTAAATGGTCCTGTATCTCTTCTTAGATATCTATGTAAGACAGGCTGAATCATTCTCCCCAATTGATATATCGAAG